CCCCTCTATTAATATATCGTCCGTAAATCTGCAAAAGTGGGACATTTATTTTTAAATTAATTCAATTTCTTTAATTACGCTAACTGGCGCGGCCTTTTCATAGGATGTCCGCAGCGCCTGAACACCTTCTCTCGTTAGTACTTCGTTAGCATCCTTATATCGACCGTAATCAATAACGTACAATTCCGCCATACCTCGCAAACTGGTCGCCAACTTGCGATTAAGATTGCGGCCTTGTTCGTCATTGTCTGCGGCTAGGTATATTCGTTTAAATCCGGCCTTACCAATTAAATACGCCTGCCTTCTCGTGACATTCGCGCTCCCTACAGCTATTGCCGTATGTCCGGCCGTAGCCCAACTTAATGCATCTATCTCGCCTTCTACGACGATTGCTTCCTCGCTGCCTCTAGCCATATAAAGCCCATACACTAACTCACCGATAGGCCGTCCGCCGGCTTCGTAAAAGAAGTGTTTGTCGGAAGTGTTTCGGTATTTAACGTTAGCAACCGCCCCTCTACTGTCATGCCACGGCAATGCGGTATAGCCTCGTATAAGCTCGTTATAGCCTATTCCATAACGTTCTTGGACGTCTTTACCAATAGCCCTAAGCGTTAAATACGGGCTTGTAGCGACAGTAATACGACCGTCTAAGGGCTTATATTCGGCCTTGCTCGGCTTATATCTAGGTAGGGTTATTCGAATGTCTTTACCTTGCTTGATTTCTCCGATAGCTCCGTATTTGTCGAGTAAGTATTCGACCGTATATTGTTCGTCCTCTTTACGTAAATAGGCGAGCAATTTTACGAAGTTTCCGCTAGAATACTCATCGCCCAGCGCCCCACTATCGCCCCATGTTCCGGCATATTCTCCGTCCAAGTTTACGAAAAAGGATGGAGCGTTGTCGTCTCGGAACGGGCTGCTCGCGATTAATTTGTGCGAAGTCCATCTATCGTTGTACCACGTAAATCTGCGTAACTCGGATTCGATGTCTACGTCTGATCGGGCGTTTCCTACGTTAATTACCGGCATTGCTTACACCTCCTTTAAAATTCAAACGCATCGGCGTCAGCCGTCGTCATGTTAAGCTCTCTTATGATTCCGTATTGCGGCAAGTATTGTATTTCCGAGACATTACCCTCGCCCCCGTCTCGCCCTTTTCCAATGCCTACATATCCTCGCCCTTGCTGATAGTCCGTATCAATAGCGATTAACTGGTACGCATCTTCGAGTAGAGCTTTAGTTTTCTTTACGTCCTTTCGTTCTGGCAATTTAAGTTCCCGCGAACCCTCGTCGCTCTTTTCTTCTTCTGTTTCTTCTGCTTGTGTAATGGCTATGATAGCTGTTTCTGTTCGTCCAGCTAAAGCCCTTAATTTCTTGGACGTCTCCGCCGCACCTCCTCCGGCAGTCCTTGACGTATTAGCTTCGTAGTCTAAGTAGTAAAACGGGTCTATTACGACAAAATCCGCCTTAGTAGCTTCAATGTCCGCCTCTAAGTCTCGCAAGCTCCTACCGCTAAAATCTTCGTCATCTACTGCTCTAATCGTCACATTGCCGGGAAGTAGCTCGTCAATCGTCTTTAAGAACGCCTCTAGCGCCTGTTCGTATTCGTCACCTAGAGTGCCATGTCGGATAGCATCGGAATCGAATCCTACCGCCATATCTACGCCATCAATAACTTTATTAGCGATTTCCATATCGCCGGAAAGGCTGACATAAGCACGTACCATTACCTCGAATAGCGACATCTCCATCGCCCATATAAGCACGTTAGCGCCTTGCTGAGCGACATGCATTGCGTCCTCTAACGTCAACACCGACTTACCTCGTCCTGACTTACCGTATACAGTGTACACGTTACCGCTTATGTAACTTCCAATGGCGCTAAACTTCGACTTCCAAATACGGAATGATTCTCCGAGCTTACGACGTCGGTACTCTTCAAGGAACGTTTCTCCTCCTGTTTTTATATCTGTTCCTACCTTTTCACGAACACTTGTTCTCATTTTAATAGATTCGATTCGCGGTGTCAACCAATCATCTATAAATTCGTGTCCGTCTAATTCGTTCAATTTACGCTCGAATTCCGTCATCTGTCCGCCTTCTGGCACGTCGAACATGTCGAGTATATACGTCTTAGCAGCGTGAGCCTTGACGTGTTTAGCTAGATAGTCGTAAGTGTCCGATACTTCCGGTACGTACTCGAAGCCTTCGATCGTGTCCGCAACTAATGCATAGCTGGGCGCTTTACCTCCGTTCTGTTCGGCGTATGTCTCGATGAAGCTTAGCGCTTTTCGTTCTACTTCCGTCGGCATGTCGTGTCGTCCGATATTGTAGCGTTTTAAGGCGTTTACGTTATCCTCGTTTATCGCCTTGTTCAGTAATAATAACGCATGTCTTGGCATATCCTATCGTCCTCCTTTCTTTTCTGATAATGTCCTTAGCTGCGCTTCTATTTCGGTCTTGCGTTGTATGTAGCGATAGTCTCGCTTATCTTCGTCCTCATGGTCGCCAAACAAGTCGATGAGCGTCTGGACGTCTTGTAATTCCGTAAGAAGTTCGTCTATTTTAGCAGCGTCGTCCTTGCGTTCCTTTTCCTGCTCTTTAGGCTCTGGTACTCTTGTTGACATGGAGAAACTGCTTATATGCGTTATCAATCCTTCTAAGTCAATGTCGTTAGCTCTTTCGTACAAATACGTTATTCTTTCGTAGTCCACTTTTTCCGGCCTACCGAATAAGGTAACGTCTTTTTCGTAAGCTATGATAAGTTCGCCGCTAATTGCGTGGTAGCACTCGTAATAGATGTCGCAATATTCTTCGGCGGCATCTTTCTCATAGTCAGCATTTACCGAAAATATTTCGTACTTGTCCGCCCCGTACCCGTCAACCGTCACAACGTCGCCTATGTCGTACTTAAACATCAATTCCATCCTATCGCCTCCCTCGCTTAGATTCGCCGTCGAACTCGAATATTGCGCATTGATCGCGTATCCTGTCGTAAAGTCTATCGTCAAATACCGTAGCCATCTCGGAAATATCTAAGTTGGACGTATAGACCGTAGGCAATCCGCTAGCTGTCCGATGGTTGATTAGCGCATGTATATAAGCCCTAAACGCTTCTGTCGCCTTTCTGACGCCTATATCGTCAAGTACCGCGAAACTAGCTTGCTGAGCGTCGCTTATCTGCTTACCTATCGCCTTTAAAGCGCTCTCGTCCTTTGTCATCGTCGCTAGGTTATATGACGTCTGTAGCTCGGTAACATCAAGAAAATAGGCGTTAGTCTGGGATGGCTGCTCGCCGTCCTTGATGGCTACGAGATATTCCGACGCAATCCATGCGTTAAGTAGCGCCGCAGCCGTCGTCGTCTTTCCTGTGCCGGGCGATTCACTCCATAGATAAAGCGACTTGGCTCGTTCGCCTCCTGTTAAATGGCGCTTGAATGTACTAGCGTAGACGTCCAACTTTCGGTAGATGTCCGATTGTGCCTTGCGGCAAGGCGAAGTACTCAGCGTAACATGTCGATAGTCCTTCGGAGTCTTTACGTCTGCCGTACGCCCTCCGTTATCGTTTAGTCCGTGAAATGCGACTCGGTGCGGACATAGATGCGTACAATTAACGCACCTGTCCGTCCGATAGTCTTGTAGTATGCATGCCGTCAATATCCCGTCCTCCTTTCGTCTCTTACCAGTAAAGCCGTCTGCTTGGCGTAAGCGGTTCGATATTTCCGCCCTCGTCCGTCGCTAAGTGGAAGCCCGCTCCTTCACAGTCTATGTCGTCACAATTCGTATGGCAGGCGAAGTCGCCCGGATATACTTCGACAAGCTCCCGCCCACATAACGGACAATGTTTCCACTCCATAACCTCGTCCAAAGTCGTAATTGCTAGTATAATTCGTTCTTTATCCCGTCTAGTCATCGTTTGTTTCCTCCCGTGAGTCGTCGATTATTTTCGCGTATTTTAAAGGCATGTACGAACCATCTTTTACCCAATACCCACGTAACGAGCCCGGTTTTTCTATTCTAACTACTACACCGTTTCCCCATTCTGTAAACTCGTCATGAATAGATTTAACTTCGTCACCCACCCGTGCTTCTGTCGGCTGTGGCGCGTTCAAGTACTCTTCTGGCACTTTCCATCCTAACGCCCGTCTTAGAGCGATCGCTTTACCGATATGTACGTTAAAGCATTCGTCTGGATGACATTTAGCGATGCCTTTAGCGTATACTATCCTGCTCCACAAGCCCTTTAAAAGCGCCACCACTGTGCGTTTTTCTTTATTTACGACAAACTCCGCGTCACAAACATATACCCATGCGTACTCTCCGCGAACCTCGTATTGTCCCTCTGTTTTTAATCCGTCAATATCCGCTTTAGCCTTCGCGACAATTTCGTCTCGGCGTTCTTGTCGCGTCTCTATACCATGGTCTTCTTTAACTTCATCGAAATCATCGTCCAAGCTGTCGTCCATCCTCTGGTCGAACCGCCCTTGTTCGTACCCTTGTCCGTAGGCTTCCAGTCTTAATAATCGGATTGACTCTTCGATGTGTTCTTGTAACTCCCCGTAAGTCATCGTATTAATATTCATTTATTTGATGTCCTTTCTATCTTCTGCGAAACATACTACCTTGTAATTAGCGCCCATCTGTGTAGTTTTAGGGTTAATTTTGTTATAACCTTTAGCATAAATGTAATGCTCGTCCGTTCCGGTTATCTCCCATGCTTCAAAGTCAATTGGAGTGCATAACTTCTCGATTACGTCGCCTCTCTTTAATTCCCACACTTCCCTACCATGCTTCGCCCACCATGCTCGCCGTTTTTCTTTTGCGATTTCTTCGGGTGTTGCGTGTCTTAGGTTCGATAACCTCGCCCTGTACATGCTGTTAATTCCATAATCAGCGAAGTTATCTTCCCAATATTTGTCGTATTCGAATTCCGTTATTTGTCCCGGGATGCCGATTTTATCTTTTTTACTTATAACCCAATCCCCGACCGCAAACTCAGGCTCGACTTCATAACCGATGTATAGCGCTCGAATGATTTTATCTAGCGGAATGTCCTTCATTGGCGTATCGCCTACCCAACCTTTAGTTGCGGTACATCTTACTATTTCATGTTTTTTATGGCTAAACTTTAAACGTTCCTCGATCGCTTCCGCCTGTTCTTGCGTCAACTTAACTTTTTCCATTACGCTACCTCCTTTAGCTCGGCAAGCAGTCGCTCGAGCTTCTTAATTAATCGCTCACTACCTTTGTACCTGTCGATTCCATCACGTCTTACCGCTGCAATATCCATCTCTAATGATTCAAGCTCCCATGATTCGAGCTTCATTCGTCGGCCTCCTTTTATTTTCCCGTTATTAACGCCTGTTCTTTATCAGTCATTGCTACAACGTAATTAACGTACTGCTTTATGTGTCCGTTAAGAATGATCGTAGCGAGCAACGTCGTCATCTGCTTTCCTTTGGCCGTCCTTATTGTTTCTCGCTCGTACCTCTTGATTCCGAATTGTTTAAAGAATCCTTGATACATTCGGGTATTCGTATAATACTCCTTGTTCCGTCCCGTAATTTTAGCTAGTTGGATAATGTAACGCATAACCTCGTCATATACCGCCTCTCCCTGCGGTGTTAGTTGCGGATACTTGTACATGCTAATATCGCTAATGAGGGGTAAGTCATTTACTAAGCACTCGGCCACCACACTTTGCAACTCCGCCTTATTCTCCTTCAATGCATGGAGTTTCTTTTCGTCATTAGTACGTTTTTCAATCTCGACTACCATTTCTTCCGGACTAGACTTCATGCTTGTGAGCTGTCCTTTGATTACGTCAACGGCCGTTTCGATTCCTTTCTCGAAGCTCTTTTGTAAGTCGTTAAAGGCCGCCTCACTTCTCGTATGCAATCGTACCTCCATCGCTTTAATATACTCTCGCTGGCTTTGTAGTTCTTCGGCTATTTCTGCTAAGACATGATTAGCCGTCATTACTTCTTCGTTCACTACTGCGACTGCGTCCGAAACCTCGTTACCATTACCGACTCTACCTAATAATTTGTTCATCATTTTAACTCCTCCTATATATCGTTTAGTTTCATTAATTAACTTCTACATAACTAGCGTCTACAATCTCTACTTCATTACCGTTATTAAAGATGCTTTCTAACATTCTCCAAAAATCGCTAGCCTTTCGGTACTTAGTCTGCATGTCCTCGTCATGTCTTGCGATGCTTCGTAACTCGTCGATTCCGTCTTTTAAATGCGCGTACTTCTTGTATAATTCGTCAACCTCGTTTAACATTGCGTAAAAATCGTTACCTTGCTGCACGTCATACGGGTAATCTAACGTGCGATCGTATGGTTCTGTCGGCTCTGTTTCGACATATTCCGTAACCACTTTCGGCTCCTGATTGCGTAATTCTTCGTTTTCTTCCTCGAGCCTTTCGCGTTCCTTGCGCTCGGCTTCCGCTTGTTTCCTAGCCTCGTCCCGCTCACGTTCTATTCGCTTCATTTCCTCGATTTGCCTACGAGACATCTCGACAGGTTTTTTCTTGGTGCCGTCTAGGAACTCGTACTCTTGCGTTAATTGTTCATCAGTAAGCGATGTTAGTTCGTAAAGCACAGTCACGGCGTTAGGCATTAAACTCCACTCCGGAGTGGATTTTTCAAACCTTTCAAATACTTTAATGAATCTTCTAGCATGTTCGTGCGATATGTTCACATCGTCTTTAAGCCATTTCGCCCACTCCCCGTGCGCCAAATCGTTCTCTTTTACGTGCTTCAACCGCCTTCCTATCTCGAATATTGCCTCGCCTGCTACTCGTTGATAGGCGTTTATCTCCGCTGTGATTACGTTAATGTCCGCCGAAAGCTCGTTAGGCTCTCGGCTGGTTAATTCTTTCGACATCTTAAGACGCCTCCTTACTTATGTATCCGTCATTAATCTCGTAAACTTGTCCGCAATCTGACGTAAATGTTCCCGTCCATGCGTCCGTTGTTTCCTCGAATGTCCCTTCGATGATCGGTGTTCCTTCTGATAAATGCGCCGCCTCCTCGTTACAAAATATTAAACTATTGTCTTGTTCAATAATGTAAGCTTCAACCATTTTATGTTCCCCTTTCGAAATGTTTTGTTCGTCTTGTTAA